TCGGTCTCAATAGATGCTTGGCGATTCTTCGCGTCTTGCATTCGTGCTTCCCTTGACACAAAGTCTTCGGACTCGGCATATCGTTGACTGAACTCTTGGTATGAAAACGAACGGTGACGTAGGATCTGTCTGCTAATGTCACGAGTTGTTTTGATTTCAAGAGTCATATGAACCATCTCAAACGGTGACCAATGCCCATGTTTGATCAGGTAACGTAACAACTTAGGTGCTGTCTCTGGGTTGTTCTGGTTATTGGGGTTGCTTACTCGTGCTGTATACGCAATCAATTCGTTTGCGTCCCAACAACCACTTGCGCCCACATTGGGTTTACTCAGTGCTACTAGATTTACTTCACTCATCTTCTTCGTCCTCTACTTCAATAATTTCTTCTGTAATTGTTAGGTCACCATGCTCTTCAAGGAATAACAACGTATCTCTAATCCCTGAAATTCTGCCGTAGTAGTGTCCCCACCACCATGTGCCACCCATCATTGCAAGGGTGAAGACAGTTTGCCATTCTGGACTCATATCTTAAACTCTCCGAACCTATTCTCTGCGTTCATACGTTGTCCTGAATTACTGTTGTCGAACACTGGGCCAGTATCCTCTTCTCTGTTCATAGGGTTGTCGTTCTGGTCAACATCATATAGACGCATCTTGTTACGATCAACACCAACGACAAACCTTTGGTTGACACCAGTCGCATCATTATAACGATTCTTCAACTGCTTAATAAGGATCTGGTTGTTGTTTGCCAGTTCTTCATTAGATATCAATGCGAACATTAGATCTGCCGTAGCAGGTAGACCAAACGACTCGGACGTATCTTCTAGACCAACATCATCATTACCATAACCACCACGAGTAGTCTGGGTCGCAGACATGATCGGTAGGTTAAACTCTACTGCCAGACCACGGATCTCTTCGGCAATACTCTTAATGTATGTATAAGAGTTGATAGCACCACCCATTGCTTTCATCCTTGCAGACGAACATATGTTCAGGTAATCAATATATATCACGTCTGGTATAAAGTTCTTCTTCAACTTCATCTCATTCAATAGCGCACGGAAGTGTGACGCGTTTGCCTGACCAGTCGGGTATTCTTTAATGATCAACTTACCTTGGGTCTTCTTGGCAACTGCCTGAACCTTAGAGGTAAACACATTCTTGGATAGATTCTCTAACTGATCGATTGCCACATTAAGTAAGTTAGCATCAATACGTTCTGCGACCTTCTCTTCGGACATCTCCATAGTGATATAGAGTACGTTCTTACCCATAGATAGGTTACCTGCGGCACAGTGACACATGAACAGAGACTTACCAACACCTGTACCTGCCAGTGCGATGTTCAGAGACTTCTTGACCAAACCACCCTTGGTGATCTGATTGAACATATCCAGATCGAACGGTATGTGTTCTTCGTCTCGTGTGTAGTAATCCCATCGTTCGTCAATGTTCTCTAGGTAGTCGTGACCAATGTTAGTATCAAAGGTAACACCTAGTGCTTTACTTAGGATCTCAGGTATGGCATTCTTGGATAGAGTCTGGTGCTTACCATCAATGATCTGAATAGATTCCATGATAGAGTTATAGACCGCACGGTCTTGACACCACTTCTCGGTACGTTCGAGCAACCACTCAAGATTCTCTTCCTTCTTCTCAAAGATGTTAGGAAGGATCTCAATGGCATGGCGGTATTGTTCATCGTTGAGTCGATCACCTTCATCGACCTCAATCTTGAATGCTTCCATAGTAGGAAGTTTGTTGTACTTAGCAATGAACTTAGTGAACTCAGAGAAGAGTCCTTTGTAGACACCTTCAAAGTAATCAGTATCGAGGAAAGCGGCAACCTTCCTCGCGTACTCATCATTAGTCAGTAAGTTCCTCAGTATCGTTTGTTCCAGATGTATCTCTTGCAATTTGTTCTCCATTATCTCTGTCTCGTGTGACTACCTTGCCATCACGAATACCATTCTCAATTATATCTTCCAGTATGTCTGCCGCGAACTCCTGTAACTCTACAACCTCGGATGTGGCATCAATCGGTGATTCAACAACCCTGAAGTCAAACCTCAAGTTCTCACTCTCACCATCAAACGAGATAGTTCCAAACCGTAGCACGGTCTCGGTGAACTCGCCACGCAGGATTCTTACATCCCACGCGGCATCGTTATCAACATACTCAACTGGTATCAATTCATAATGTATATCTTCTGATACCTTGTCTATATTAATCATCGTTACTTTCCACTATTATATCACAATCTAACTGAGTTGGCAACCCTATTTGGTATTGTTTTCGAACAAATTCTTTGAAGTCGCTCTCTTCGAAGATAGGTGCCCAAAACTCATCTGTCAGTGTTTGCTTGGTACGAAACTTCTGTTGTTCTGCTTCGGTGCCATGACATCGAGAGTACCAACCATTACTTGGTTTGATAACATATCCACCTGCCAGTGCGACTTCTAGTAGTCCAGAGTTCTTCTCAACACCACCATCCCAAGATACAGAGATCGGAATCTTAGACTTCTCTTTAACATAGCGAGACTTCTCTACGTTGATAATGAAGTCATAACCTGTAACCTCGGTACCAGTCTTAGTCTGTCTACGACCAAGGATCCAAATGTTATCCGCACTGTATGTAATACCAGTACCACCACCCACGATGTCCTTTGGAAACAGACCGATCTCTTTGTAGGTGTGGTTGACCGCAAGAAGAGGAATGTTCTTCATGGTCAAGTATGGTGTAGTCATACGGAACAGACTCTTGAGAGACTTGGCACGAGACATATCTGCCACACCCTTCTCTGCGAGAGTATCATCTAGTTCTTTCTTAGATGCAAGGTTACCGATAGAATCGATTACAATGATCACGTTGTCTTTACGTTCGATGTTCTCTAACTGAGACACAAGGTCAAACTTCAACTCTTCTATATTAGCAATAGGAGTGTGAAGAACCCTATCAGGGTCAATTCCAAACTGCTCGAAATAAGACTGGGGTGAACCGAACTCACTATCGTAGAATAGAACAATCGCATCTTTGTACTCCTTTAGGTACGCACCTGCCATAAGCAATGCGAATGATGTTTTAAAGTGTTTAGATGGCCCTGCCAGAACCGTCATTCCCGGAGTAATACCTCCGTCCATAGATCCACTGAGTGCCACATTTACCATGTGGGTATCAGTCTTTACATGATCCTTCTCGTTATAGAACACCGACTTCGACAGTACTTCCGTTGTCTTGATCTTGCTGTTCTTCTTCATTTTGTCCATTATACTCATTATCATTCTCTCCAAACGTTATATTATTTACTAATTCTCTATCATCTAATTCATACATTATACGGTATTTGTTGTTGATTGTCAAGACATTATTCAAGAGAGTGAACTCTGCTCCCCTTGCTTGACTAAACTTATATAATGCCATTGTGTCTTTGGGTAGACACGCACCGCCAAACCCCTTCTTCTTATCCGGGCCCGGAACTCTGGTGTGCTTGATACCAATACGATCATCCGCACCTAATGCGCGAGACACCACATTGTAACTACAATCAAATGAACTGACCAGATCCTTCAACTGATTGAAGAATGTCAACTTGGTTGCGAGATACGCATTTGACGCATACTTCACGAACGATGCCTCTGGCCCTGACATCTGGTAGAACTTCGTAGACTTACATCCACTGAAGAACTCATAGAAATCCATGACATCCTTACACGCGGCAGGTGTTCCACCAACCACATGATGTTCGGCATTAACAAAGTCTTCGTTGGCAGACTTCTCAGTCAGGAACTCAGGATTGTATGCGAACCTATCAAAGGATCCTTCGGGTATAGAGTTGTACAACCGATCAATGATATCAGGTGTTACTGTTGATTTCACAATAACAAGTGAGTCAGTATGGTTCATCAACTTCAGTACCGCATCTTCTACGATAGACGCATCCACGAATCCAGTGTCGGAGTTCTGTGGTGTTGGTGCGGTGATGAATGAGATGGTAGGTTGTGCCTTAACCAAGTCATCAATAGTCGTGCCATAGTTTGGATCTACAATAACGAACTCTATCAAGTCATGGTAGAATGCGTACTCTACTGCCTTACCAACGAAACCATGACCAACAATACCCACTTTGAGTTTGTTAGTCTTGCTGATCGATGTTGGTGGTGCTTCATTCACATCTGGTTTAACAGGTGCGTACTTATCAAAATCATCTGCCATTAGTTCATATACTCTTTATACCATTCATAAAAGTTTGCTACACCTTCCGCAATGCTAGTCGTGGGGGTGTAACCTAGTGCCATTAGTTTACTGGAGTTACTCCAAGTCTCTAACGTATCTGCCGGATGCTGTGGAGCATAGTTGATCTTTGCTTCGCATCCAGTGTTCTTCTCGATCTCTCTAACGAAGTCCATAAGGTCAACTTGTTGTCCTCGTCCAATGTTAAAGATCTCACCTGCCGGTAAATCAGCAAATAGAATACATTCAATACCACCAAGGATATCATCAATGTAGGTAAAGTCGCGCTTCATATTACCATAATTATACACTGTTATCTCGTTACCTGCAAGTATATTCTTTGTGAAGTCAAACAATGCCATGTCGGGTCTGCCCCAAGGGCCATATACAGTGAAGAATCTTAGACCAGTTGTGTTGAGTCCTGATCCCTGCATCTGACATTCGTTTGCCCACTTAGTCCAACCGTATGGGTTCAACTGCTTACCAGACTCCTTGCCCTCTGTCCACGGTAGTTCACTACCTGCGTAGACACATGAGGTTGACGCATAGATGATACGCACGTCTGGCAGATGTTCCTTACAGATATCAATGAGGTTCTGGGTAGCATCAATGTTGTTCGCATGGTACTGCTTCTCTTTACCGAACGAGTCACGAACACCTGCGTGTGCCCCAAGGTGAATGATATGAGTAGGCGCAAAGTCTATCAACAACTTATCCAGAGCAATCCCCGAACCGGGAATCATCCTCAAGTCACATGGCACCACATCGATATCGAAGTGATCAACACGTTTGACTTTGAGGTCTGGTTCGTATAGATGGTTGTTGTAGTTGTCTAATCCTTTGACTGTATAACCTTGATCACGAAGACGTGCGGTCAACTGTGATCCAATAAATCCTGCCGCACCTGTTACTAGTATTTTCATTATCCGTTCCTGTAGACGTATTCTAAGGCACGATCTGCTTCTCTTGCGAGAGGACGATTCTCGTACCACTTACCTGTTTCATTGTCAAACTCTTTACAGAGATCAGCAATCTGTGTAGCAGAGATAGGGTATCCGCGAGACACCGCACTACCTGCAACCGCGACCATGATCTGGTACATCTTATAGTACCATCCCTCACCGCTAATCGTTTGGTACTCAATACCCAGTCGCTTTGGCCAGAATGGGCAATCTCTGTATGAGTTCCAATTGAAGTCAGTATTATTTAGTCCATTCTTACGATGCTCTATTACCTGCTTCTGCATCTCTGGTGGCATCCGATCAAAGAATGAGTTGCCAGTCTTCTCTACATAGGGATACTTAGCAATTACTTCAGATACATTAACTGGATTACCCCCCAAATGACTAAAGAAGAAATTATTAGCATTAGGGTATATCGCAGGTATGTAGTACATTCGAGCAAGATCTTTTGTCTGTGGATCACCAAGTTCGCCAATGGCAGTATTAAATGCGAACCAGAAGGGTTTGATTCTATCAGTTTCAATAGTTTCATCAAGTCGGAAGACCAGACGAAATTTAAGGTGTGTATCCCTAGAAGAAGCAGTACTGTAACACACGAAGTCAATATCGCGAAATCTATCAATGAGTTCATTCTTTAGTACCTCGATATCAGAAGAAAAATCATGGTCATCCACGTCAACAGCGCACCAACCACCCCAACGTAAAGTATTAGCATTACTACGCGTGGTACCAGACTCAAACATAGCAGGAGTAATAAGAGGACTAGAATTTCTACCACCTTTCTCACCTTTATTCTTAGACAGTCCTTCTAGCAGACCAACGAACTCACCCCAAGATTGTACAGCAACCTTGCGATGAGTCTTGTTGTCAAACTGAGACTGAAATATTGTTAGTTCGTATTTAATCATAGGTACTATTATAACACACTAAGTATGCCCTTGTCAAGAGAAGAAATCACCCGAAGAAGTCCCAGTTATTTTTATAACAAGTATACTTACCTTCCCTCTTCAATGCAATGCGAATATTCATTGCATCACCAGTTACCTCTCTTGGTATAATATACCAATCATCCTGTGGGATATTATGCACAGCAAAGAAGTCTACTGATTCTGTCGGATAGGGATACTTACCCTGTTTGCCGGACTTGACCGCATTAGTTCCCTTACATATATTGAAATTACCGTCACCTTTGATAGATGACTTAACTTGGATTTTGAGTAGTCTATCATTAACATCTACAACTAAGTCATAGTCTGCGGTTCCGTTTGGTTGACTCACCATATACGAATGTTCCACAAAACACTTAGTAGCAAATATCTGTTCAGATACTTCACCTTGCCTAACTGTATTCTTTTTCATCCGAAGAAGTCCTCTAGTGATGCTTGCGGTTCGGCATCCCATCCAACGGCATCTAGGATAGGGGTCAATGGATCAAGGAATGTCTTGTCGAACATAAAGTCATAGTCAACATACTTGTGCATACCTAACTCAGGCGGCAGTCGCATAGGAAATGCGAACACGTTAGACTTCATCGGATTGGGCATCTTCATGTACACGAACTTGATCTTCTCGCCATTCTTGATAGGTTCGTACTTCTTTAAACCTGCGTCTTTGATTGCCTTGTTGAAGAACAACGCACCTCGACAATGGATCGGGGTAGACTTCTTGAACACAGTCTTGCGGTCATACCACTTCTTGATATCATTGATGCCACGAGGGAACGATACGTCTTCGGGCGGCAACTGTCGGAACCTAGACCTGAAGTCCTTGATAAAGTTCTGGATGTCGAGTTCGGATCCTTCGATGATCAACTTGAAGATATCCTTGAAGTTGTCGCGGCAGACCATAGGAGTCGAAGACTTGATTGCTTCGATACCCATCATCTTGAGTTTGGGTTCGCTGTACTGGACACCCTCGTTATTGTGGACGGATAGGATGTAACGTTTCTTCGCAGTCCAGATACCACGCGAGGCAATAACCTCTCGACCCATCTCCATGCGGTTGACGTAGGCACCAGTCAGTTCTGCCATATCAGAGTAGGCAGACACGAGGATCTTCTCGAAGTGTTCGGAGCAGATCTTGTCTAGGAACTTGACTGGATCCTTGGGGGAGAACTGATCAACCAATGCGCCCATACGGATATACACGGAGTCAGTATCAATCGCGACAACATAGTCCTCGTCTGTCTTGAGAAGTTTCTGCATCTCATTGTTGACGGCACGTTCTGCCCACTTGATTGCTAACTGACCTGCGAGTGTAATAGATTCGGCAACACGTTGATCAAAGTAACGGAACCATCGGTTACCCAACGCACCATAGAGGGAGTTCATAAGAATCTTGATTGCCATCTGTTGGTTGTTGAGGGATGTGATCTTGTACTCAAGTTCCTTGCTAGGATTGTCTTGGTGTAACTGCTCGGTCTTGAGCATCTCTTGCTTGATCAATCTACGCTCGGCATAGTACTCACTAATGATAGTAGGAATCACACCAACCTTATTATGGGAGAACCTAACACCAGTCGGTGCCAAAGAGTAACCACCCTGATTAACCATGCTGTCTCCATCAAGGAAACTATCCACGGACACGCCATACTCGATACCATCGATCACAGTTTCGGGTGACATATTGTTCTGGACAATGATCATAGGATACAGAGAGTTCAAGTCAAAGGATGTTACCCAGTCGTGAGATCCAACCTGTGGTTCTTTAACATAACCACCGGGAAATGAGGTCTTGGGTTTCTCTACCTTCGGGGGTACGGCAACCTTCTGCTTGTTCAGCAGACGGAAGATGATCGAGTCCCAGATTGCCACGGTACCTAACGTCTCGCTGTAGTTACAACCGCCACGATATGCCATAGTCAACACTAGGGAGATCAGATCTAACTTCTTGTCGAGGTTCTCGACCAACTCCACATCTTTGATGTTGTAGTCGATGAACTTCTGGTAGTCTTCCTTGTATAGAGTATGGAGGTTGCCATGCTCTTCATAGGAGAGTTTGTTCTCGCCAAGTTCCACAAAGGCGATGTGGTCAAGACGGTAAGACTCCTGTAACTTGTAGGTGAACTTCTTGTAGATCTCCATGTAATCAAGATGCTCGATACCGTTGAGGATATAAGTCTGGGTCGGTTGACCGAAGTTAGTATGGTTGCGTTCGCCAATCATACCCCACGGAGACAGACGTTTGACCGTAGTCTCACCGAACTTGGATCGTATACGATTGACCATATAAGGTATATCGAATCCCATGCTGTTCCAACCAGTGATGACATCGGGATAATGGTGTTGCCAGTGATCGATCCACTTCATCAGTAGATCTTCTTCGGAGGAACATTTAATGAAAACAACATCGTCGCGAGTGACTGTATAGTCGTTGAGTCCCCATACGAAGTAGTCACCATCGTTGGTTGACATAGCAATAGAGATGACAGGATACTTTGCTTCGCGAGGTTCGGGGAATCCTTCATCGGATGCCACCTCGATATCGATGGTACAAGTCTTGATTAGGGAAACATCATAGGGAACTTTGTTAGGAAAGACCTCGGCAATGAACTGTGCTTGATAGTTGGCATTACCATAGACCTTGAAGTTGGCAACATTATCGTACATCTTGTTGAACTCGGTTGCTTCCTTCATAGTGTCGAAGGTCACTGGTTCTACAGGTGTGCCATCCAACGCAGTCCACCCAGACTTAGGTGCGGTCTGGGAGGTAACATACATTGTGGGTTTGAAAGGTACTTTTACCTTGACGGACTTGCCGTCTTTGTATCCACGGTACAGGATAGAGTTACCTGCGCGATTCACGGACGTATAAAACTCGGTCATATATTCACTCGGTATTTGATATTATATGTAGGTATTATAACAGATTCGACACCACCTGTCAACTAAAGAATCCGTCCAAGGTATTGGTGTTGGGATAGGAGTAGTTGCGGAGTAGTAGTTCTTTACGCATTGCTTGTTCTTTACCATACTTAGGAGTCGAGTTCATAGTATAGGTCAAGTCCCATTCCATTTGATCCCACTCACTGTATGCCTGTTTGAGTTGATCATTACTGTTGTAGGTAATCATAGTCATTCCACTAGATGCGGTCATGTCATCGTGGAATCTCTTGTGGCAGAACGAGTCGTGCATATCTCCACCATTGCCATAGATAAATGACTTGATATCGTATGGAGGATCTGCGAAGATGAATGTATCTTGGTCGGCACCCTCCAGTACTTCAGCATAGTCTAGGTTGGTGATCTTCCAATTCTTCATTATAGCGGCATACATTGGTAGTTTACTGATTATACTGTGCTTGAACTTATCGAAACACGCAAGTTTACTGAACGAACCAGTAGACTCACCTAGACCAGAGAACGAACAACGATTCATAATATAGAACATCCACGCGATCTCAAATGGATCTGTCGCTGTAGCAAGACCTTCACGCATAACCTTATAGTAACCAAGGTGAGACTGAAGGGGATCTTCGGCATCCATCAACTCGTTCTTAACATCAGTTAACTTGTCTGCGAGTCTTTGACCTTCTTTCTGTAGGGTAGTCCAGAAGC